ATGATTATCTATGACAAACGAAAACCAAAAACTTTTGGCGGTGCAAACTGCGTTGGCATCACGGGTGAAAATCTTGCCGAAACACAGGAATTTTTAATTCGGGGAATGTGCGACATTACGGTTGACTACTCCATTCATCTGCGTTTTGCCGACGGCAGTGTAAATTCGGTAATTCCCGACAGCACCGCAATTGATGAAACAGGCACAAAACTTGTGTGGAAAGTCAGAAAAAACGACATTTTCATGCACGGCTATTTTGAACTTCAGCTTGAAGGCAGAGGCGAAAACGGCTATGTTTTCCAAACTCAGATCGTCACGCTTTATGCAGACGAGAGTATTCCGATTGAGGACAAAGAGTACCTTAATCCGAACTCAGAAACGCTGAAGCTTCGTGAAGAAACGAAAAATCTTCTTGACGAAACAAAGCTTTGCCGGACTGAAATTGACAAAACCAAAAAGTTAATTGAACAGTCCGACATTACAAAAAAAGAGGACAATTTAAACAAGGTAAGTGATTCCTCTCAGATTACCGACTATACTCAAAATTATCCGAGTATCAAGTATCTTACCGATAACTACTGGGATAGTGCCGACAGCTACTCGTCGAATGAGGTTGACATTCTGCTTAACGCAAAAGCTGACAACAAATCCCTTAACGAAAGATTGGTCCGTATGGATATGAGCATCGGCTCAAAATACGATTCTGCCAACATAGAGAGCGGTACATCAAAGCTCACACCGTATTCAACCGTCACCAATAAAATCAAAAGCGCAAGCTGTATGTATAAGACGATTGGTGATGTTGTAATTGTCAGTGCAACGGTCAAAATGAACGCAGTATCTCTTGCCGGCAATAGCATGTGTCCGCTGATTGATTTGCCGTACAAATGTATTTCCGAGGACAATGTTTTTTGTGTCGGTATTTCAAACCTTGGCAAGCTCTTTAAATTTGCCATTCCGAAAAATAACACTTGGTTACAGTTTTCAACTCAGGATAAGACCGCATATACATTCGCAGACGGCGAGCAAATTAATGTGATTTGCTTGTACAAAATTAAATAACGGAGGTAAAAATTATGGAACTTAAAGAAAAAATCACACTTGATATGCTCACAAAGGACAGCGTGTCGGTACTCAGACAGCAGTTTTTGACCTTTAACGGTGAAGAAATGCAGGTAGGCGGAAACATCCGCAACGCATATATGAACAGCAAATCGGGCAGAGAACGACTTAAAACGGTGCTGTCAGACGAATATTACAATGCCGTTATGGCGGTGTGGGGTGATAATCCAACCGTTGACGAGCCGACAGAAAGCGAGATTGAAGTAAAATGACACCCGAAGTAATTGTATCGGTTATATCGCTGTTTGGTACTTTAGTGGGCACTCTTGGTGGCATTTGTGTAAGCAACCGAATGTCAAACTATCGAATCGAACAGCTCGAAAAGAAAGTTGAAAAACATAACAATCTCATTGAGCGCACATATGCGATTGAACAGCACAACGCTGTTGTTGACGAGGAAATTAAGGTCGCAAATCACAGAATTGAAGACCTTGAAAAAATCAGCGAAAGGAAAGATTGATGATGAAAAATATTTTTACAAAAAATTGGGCGAAAGCTACGGCGGTCAGAGCGATTAAGACTGTTGCTCAGACTGCTGTTGCAACAATCGGTGTATCTGCCGTTATGACAGATGTAAACTGGATTGCGGTAGGCTCTGCAAGCCTTTTGGCAGGTGTATTGTCTGTGCTGACAAGCATTGCGGGTCTGCCCGAAGTATCAGAAAGTGAGGAATAATTATGAGTAACTCCAAACTTGTAAATTACACTAAATTATCGCCAAACCACAGCGGTAAACGCACACACAGTATCGACCGCATTACTCCGCATTGTGTAGTCGGTCAGTGTAGCGTTGAAACACTCGGCAACATCTTTATGAACACGAGAAATGAGGCGAGTTGTAACTACGGAATTGGCTATGACGGCAGAGTATTGCTCTGCGTTGACGAAGGAAACCGCTCTTGGTGTAGTTCATCAAATGCCAATGACCAGCGTGCAGTCACAATCGAATGTGCAAGCGACACGGTAGCTCCGTACACGATGAACAGTAAAGTGTACAACAAACTTGTTGACTTGTGTGTTGACATCTGCAAACGAAACGGCAAGACTAAACTGCTTTGGTTCGGTAACGAGGACAAGACTTTAAACTATTCGCCAAAATCAGGTGAAATGGTCTTGACTGTACATAGATGGTTTGCAAATAAATCTTGCCCAGGTGATTGGCTCTATAACAGGCTCGGCAATCTTGCAGACGAAGTAACCGCACAGCTCGGCGGTAAAACATCAAATAAGGAGAATGAGGAAATGATTAAATACGGCGCACACAATACAGCGATACTTGCATTTAAAAAGCAGTTGATTACACTTTACAATATGAAAATAATCAAAACAAAAGTCGATAATTCAAACGGTTTCGGTGACGGCACTTTAAAGGCTGTTAAAGAGGCACAGAGAGCAGGTAAGGTCACAGTTGATGGCATTGTAGGTGAGAAGACAATCAATGCTATCTATCATCTTATCAATGATTGCAATTGGGCTAAAGATAAGAAAATTGCTAACGCAAAAAAGGCACTTGGCTCATGTTAAATATTTCGCACCGTTGCAAATTTTATGTGACGGTGCGAATATCATAAATGAAGAATTGGGATGACGAAAATGGTAAATTTATATCAAGGCGATTGTCTTGAAGTGCTGAAAACTTTGCCCGATAACAGCATAGACCTGTTGCTGACAGATCCGCCTTATGTGTTAAACACAAAGGGCGGCGGAACTGTAAACAAGATAATGAAATTAAGTGAATCTTTAGCGGATGTCGAGAAAGCAAAAATAATTAATGGGTATGATATTGAACTTTTCGGACAAGAATTTTTGCGAGTTATGAAAGAAATCAATGCTTATTTTTGGTGCAATAAAGCACAAATATATGATTATTTAAAATTTTATGTCGGGCAACTTAAATGCAAATTTGATATAATTTGTTGGCACAAAACGAACGCTTTGCCCACCTATTCAAATAAGTATTTAAGCGACACCGAATATTTACTTTATTTCAGAAAAGGAAAAGGTAAGTGCTTTCCCCACAGTTACGAGGATGCGAAAACATATTATTTAAGCGGTTCAAACCTAAAAGGACAAAAAATGTGGAAACATCCAACCATTAAACCTCTTTGCGTTACCGAAAAAATAATCCGTAATAGTTCAAAGGAAAATTTCACAATTTTAGATCCATTTATGGGGAGTGGAACAACAGGTGTTGCCTGCATAAACACAAACCGCAATTTTATCGGTGTTGAGCTTGATGAAAAGTATTACAAAATTGCTGAGGAAAGAATAAATTCAGCGATTAAACAAACTGCATAAAGAAATAAAAAAACACATAATTGCAAAAAAATCCCCCTCATCCGCCGCAAAAAGCGAGTGAGGGGGATTTGTTATTTGTTATTGTTTTCTTCTGCAATCCTTTCTAGTTCACGGATACAGTTTACAAATTAAAGGTGAGGTGAATATCACAACTTTTTCTGCCTTGCATTTGCCTAACATTTTTAACCGTTTTTCTTGTATTTTAACATATTTTAGCAGATAAAAGGCAAAAAAATAACCGCACTAAAAAGCTTAAAAATGGCTTTCTAATGCGGTTTTTTCTATGGTCGAGGTGACAGGACTTGAACCTGCGGCATCTTGGTCCCAAACCAAGCACTCTACCAAACTGAGCTACACCTCGAAATGTTGCTTAATAACAACAGCTTGATTATTATATACCATATTTTCGGATTTGTCAACATAATTTTCGCTTTTTATTCAAAATTAATTCAAATATTTTGAAAATCACCATAAGACAGACCAAAAATGTGGTACAAAACAGCCGTCCCTGCATAAGAAACGGCTGTTGGTGCAGGTAACTTGCAAGGGGGATAGGAATGGGGAAAATGGGGGATTTTGTTAGCTATATGTAAGCTACGGAGCATAATTATGAACAATTCAAGATAATATAAGACTATATTTTGTTGATTGCATTCACTAATTCTTTTGGGTTAATGTGGGTGTAAACCTTTTCGGTCAAGTCCATTTTCGACTTGTGACCGACTATTTTTTTGATGATTGTGTGGTTCACATTTGCCGATACAAGCATTGAAATGCAGGTGTGTCTTGTTTCGTGTATGGTGTGGTCAAATCCTAAATCATTTTGCAGAGGTGTCCAGTAGTTGCGTTTAAAGTTATCGTATTTCAGCGGCTTGCCATTGGTATTATTCAGAACATATCCACATTGAGAATCGCTGATGAATTTCTGCCAAAACGGCAGTACTTTGTCTGCTATAGGCACGGTTCGTACTCCTGAATCGGTCTTTGAGCTTTCAACAAAGAAAGTCTGTTCGTCAAGGTTTACATTTGAAATTTTTAGGTCGAGCAATTCGGACACACGCACTCCCGAATAAATCAGCATAAGCACTATTTTTACCGAATCAAGATTTGAATATTCCCACAAAAGATTTATTTCGCTTTCCGAAAACTCCCTGCGTGCTCGTTTTGTTTCATCTGACTTGGCATTGATTTTCAATTTTTCTGCAAGATTGTTATGGAGCATATCGTGAAATATGCAGTATTCGTAGATTTTGTTCAACAGAATTTTAATTCGCCTAACCGATTGATAACCGTTGTTGCAGTTGTCGAGAACTCGTTGCATATCAATGATTTTTATATCGGACATCTTGCGATTGTATAACATTGAGCATTGTTTGTATGCCGCATTATACTGTCTTTTGGTGTTCGGATTTGTGTCTTCGGTGATGAACTCCTTGTACCAAAGTTCATAAATTTCTGAAAAAGTGCGTCTTGCCGAATCAACATCAAACGGGTTTTGATTGTAATCAGCAAGAGCGTTCAGAGCTTTCGGCTTGTTGGGAAAGTAGCCTATAACCCTGCGTTCCTGATTGCGTGTTTCTTTGTTGTAGCCTATTGTCACGCAGGCAACCCACGGATTACGCCTGTTTCCGCTCAGCTTATAAACAGAGCCGTAGCCGTTAGGCAGTTTCATTTTATACACTCCTTTTGTTTGAAAAAAGGGTGCAAAAATCCCTTGTGCTTTAAATTACTTGAAAAACACAAGGGATTGTGATACAATTATCTTGCGTTTAATTGCGTCATCTGCACCCTGTGTAGGTGATTCCGCTCTGTTCGACTGGTCCTCGAGCAGGGCGGATTTTTTATATAAATGGTGTCATAAGATTTTTGTTGTTTTGTATGCCACCATAAACCTTACATATTGTGTATTTAGTAGCTGATTCATCAAATCCTATATTCGTATCGTAAGGAATAGTTATTTTTAAATCAGCAGTAATATAATCTCCGCTTTGTATTGCAAATTCACCTTTGTGTATTTGCTCCAAAAAATCTATATCTTCAATTTTTGCTTCTATAGTCTTACTATTGTATATGAAAGACCAAGCCCCTTTACCAATCAAAGCGGCTTTTTTTATAAGTAGATCAGCTTTAGTTGTAATATTTTTTACAATCTCTTCTTGAGCTGTTGGGAGTGGTTTTCTCATTTCCTCAATATCTGCACTATTGAAATGTTCAGAGGAGTCTTTGGTATTAAAAGAAAAACCACCTTTGCTGTTATGCTCACTAACATTTTGCGCCAAATTAACAACTAAATTATCTATATGAACATTGTTTACTACAGCACCACTTGATTTTGTTACATTTATGCTATGGTCATCTTCGGAAGTAATAATAATTCTTCCGTCAGATGTTTCCTTTACTGATTTTGGTTTTTTACCTTTTAATAATTTTTTTACATCTAAAAAACCTTTTACAGTTGCTATTGCAGTGGACGCAAATCCAATTAAATCATTTCCTTGCGAAATTATATTTTCTGTTATTTCACAAATTGTTGAAAAATCAATTTCAAAACTACCATTTTTAAAAGCTGTTACATTCATCCGTAAATAAGAATCCGGATTTTCGTATATAGCAGCCATTTTGGTAAGTTCTGCAATATTGCTTATGATTTTAGAAAGAAGTATTGCATCAATTGAACTATTTCCATCTAAATGGAAAGAAAAAACATCTTCACTTTTCACTAATTTCACACCCATTTTTATCACCTCTGTTTACATTATAGAACATATGTTTTAATTTGTAAATAGGGTTTTATTATATATCATAAATAATATTTGAAAAACATTGACAATAATTTAAATATTATATATAATATTTATGGAGAGTGATAACTTTCCAGCTACTTTTTTTGACCGTTCATAGTGCCAGCTGTGGGCGGTCTTTTTTTATTTATCCTATTTAATCGGCAGACCATGGCTGTCGGTGTATGGGGCTGTGGCAACGGTTTGACATGGGATTATTCCAAATTATATTCCTGTTTGATTGCGTCAATTTTATTTTGCAAATCTTTTTTGCCTGATGAGGAAACACGGCGGACTCCTTCTTCAAGCTTTTCAATGGCTTTTTCGGGGTTGTTTTCTGCAAGATAGAGGTCGGCGTAGAGTTCATAAACATCTGTTCGTGTAGGGTTAGCCTCCTGATAGCCGTCAATCAGCTGTTCAGCTTTTGAATAATTCTTGCTGTCAATTGCGGTATTTATATTGTTCACAAGATTTGCGTTGTGAACAAATGCAAAAACGACTATGGCAATTACAACAGGCACGCCGATGATTATGCCCAATTTTACCATTTTTTTGTTTTTTTCCTTTTTAATACGGATGAGTTCAGTTTGATAGTCACCGTAATTCATACCGCAGCTCGGACAAACATTTTCGTTGTATTCAAGCATATGACCGCACTTGCAACGCTTTTGCTTCATCTTGTTTATCTCGGTATTTATCTGAAAAATAACAGGGGTATATTTGTTGTTAATCTGAGCCGCCTCGGTTCTTCTTCTCTGCTCATTGGCAATTTTGAGAGCCTTGTCAAGCTCGTTTTGCTTACGGGTGTTGACTGCCCCTAAAATCCTGCTGAGGTAGCTTCTGTGCTCATCAGGAGAAAACGAGTACAAATCATCGAGCAATGAACTGTTAAATTCAATCTTGCCTGCCATAAAGCCGAAAAGGTTCATCTTGACAAGGTTTTCATTTGATGAATCGAGCTTGCAAATATCTTCGCTGTACTTATATGACTTTGCATAATCGCCGTTATTTGCCGCATTGTTTACCAAATCTTCAAGTGCCTTTATTTTGTCATTTTTATCAATTCTGCGTTCGGTAATGAAATCCTTAATAAGAATTTGAGTGCCGCAATATTTGCAGTTGGTTTTCATCTCTGTAGAATTAACTTCAAGCTGACTGCCGCAATTCGGGCAGTTTAAGGTTATAAGTGAATTGTTTGCCATAGTTTTACCTCTCTGTCTTTCAAGTTGTTTGATTTCACTATTAGAAAGCGGTTTATCTAAATCTTCAAGCTCCGGAAAATGCACACCAAACGAGATAGCTCTGTCACAATGAGGACATCTGCCAATGACAAGATCCTCGGGAATAGTCATCATAGAAGGGTATTTATTGGATGTACCGCTTATTGAATAAATTTTGCCGTTACCGTATTTTGAACAGTAATTGCAGCCTTTTGCAAACATCTGAAAGGTGTCGTTATTGTATTCCTTACAGCGCTTTAAGGTATAAGCCAAAGTGTTTTGTTCCTTACCCATTACAATCACCCTAATTCATATTGCATTAGCCTCAAGTTCGTTATAAACAACAGGCTCATAATCATAAAAGTGTTCTGATTTAATATGTTTCAATTCGTGCTTTGTTGCTTTTTGCTGAACAGCATGACTTAATAAAATATTTATGTAAACATTGAAATTACCGTCTGAATCCACAACAGTAACACCTTTTACAGTCAGCGGCAGTTCGATTCCTCTAATATAAATATCGCCCAATAATCATTCATCCTTTTGCAATGCCTCAATGATACGAACAGCTTTTTCAACATCTTCTTTTGTAGCACCTTTTGCAAGGCTGAACAGCATACGCATTTCACTTCTGTTTTTAAGTTCTTCAAGGTATTCCTGAAGTTCTATATCATCAGTAAGTTTTGATGTTGCGTGTTCTTCCGTCAGATCCGATTTAAGTATTCCAAAATAATCTGCAAGCATTTGCATTTTATCTACTCGTGGATACTTCTTTGCATTTGCCCAGTCTGAAACTGTTGAGGCTGTGATTTTTAAGTCTGAAACAATATCAGCCTGAGTTTTATTATTTATGGCAAGATAATAATTGAAATTTTTAGCGAATATCTTTTTGTTCATTTCACTGTTATCTGTCATATTGAACACCTACCTTTTATTTATCTAAATCATACACTAAAAGCGTAAAAAAATCAAGATATTTTTAAAAATATTTCGTTTTTAGCTTGACATTACGCTTTTAGCGTGATATTATTAGAGCTGTAAGGAGGTGACGAAATGCTCAACACCAAAGTTAATTATCCTAAAATCACACTTGCGGCGGCAAGAGTAAATGCAGGATATTCGCAGAAAGAAGCCGCTTCAAGACTTAAAATCAATGAAAGAACTCTTCAAAACTACGAAAGTGGTGCTAATGTTCCTGACTGGGATATGGTTCATAAAATCGGTGAACTTTACGATTTCCCGATTGACTTTATTTTTTTTGGCTCCGAATTACGCTTAAAGCGTGATAAAGCTAATAACTAAACCAACACCCACACAATCAATAATACCACAATCGCAGTCCCATTAAACGGACTTTGCCGAACAGCAGAAATCAGCTTAGGGGGTGAAGAAAAGACGGAAGTAATAATAATTTTAGGACTGCTAATGCTTTGCACAGCTTTTGTTTCAGCAGTATTAGCA